TTGCCATGTACTCGTCGTAACTTACTGCGCCGTCTTCGCCGTCTGTTGCCGCGCCTGCTGTGTTGTTACCATAATTTTGTAACGAAGTAGCAGTTGGAGCAAGTCTAAACGGAGTATCAGCAACAACAAATCCTGTTAATCCTCTATCAACGTTTAGTCCAATTAAGTTGCTTGTTAGTTCTGGATATCCAGGAGCACTTAACAATGTAAAGTTACGTGTTTCTTCGTCACGTAATAAATCATTACTATCAACTGCACTCTTAAGTGCCGCTACAGTAGTTTGACGTTGTGCATGTCTACCAAATAAACCTGAACCGTCTTCTTTAGTTGTGTTCCAACCAATCCAACGATCAACTTTATATGAACTCATATTTTCATCACTGTAACGTGTGTTTTTACCACTGTTAGCAGTAATGTCAATGTGTCCTTTTACAAATTTCTTAGTATTGAAGCCTGAACGTCTTGTATTCCATAACAACATACCTCTTGGATATAAGTCTGGATCTGGAGCATCTGGATCTACATAATCTGTGCTTAATAGATCTTTAATTGTAGCCGCAGTATCGCCTGAAGCACCTGTTGAACCATAACGTGCATCTGCAAATACAATGCCATCTTCAGTAGTTTGATCAGTTACATCAATTGCTACCCATTCAGTTGCTGAATTATCCCAACGATAAATTTTAGTACCGTATGTATCAATATCAGCAGTTGAAACCCAAATATCGCCTTCAACTAAGTCTGTACCATCTGACTGACCGCCTGTTTTTTCAGGAGCAGTTGCTGATACAATTGGACCGTTTGGATCTGTTGCGCCTGCAAATGGACCATAATTTAAGTAGCCAACCCACTTAGTACCATCATGTACCATTAGGTCAACTTCATCTAGTGTAGTGTTGTACCATAATGTACCATCTGCTGGAGTTGCTGTTGGAGCATTGTTACTTGCTTCATAAACAAGTGGCTTCCAGTTTGAAATTACAAAATTGTGATCTTCATCTGTACTTGCTGTGTAATAGTTTTGTGTTCCTGTTTCAACGCCTGCCACTGATCTTGACCAGCCACTAAATCCAGCAGTTGCTAAAATTCCATTAGCATCTGTAATTTTAATTTCGCCGCCTAGTGTGTGACTAACGCTCAAATAACCATTTGATACAGTAGCAGTAATATTTGTAAATCCTGCCGCTGAAATTGCACTTGCAATATCTTCAACAGTTGAACCATTTACTGTTACTGTTTTTGCTGTAGAATAAACGTTGCTACCAGCAACAGTTTCAGCAATTGACATAGTGTTATATCCTGGATTTGCTGTAACAGTTGGATTAGCGCCTGCTTCTGTACCTGTAACAGTTGTTGGAGAACTTGTAACTCTTCTGTATAATTTGAAGTTAATAAAGTTTTCTACACCTGTTGTACTATCGTTAACATTGTTTCTGCCTGTGTAGTTTGCTCTTGCAAAAACTGTACCTGCAGGAATAAGTGTACCACCAGTTGAATCAATTGTGTTAACTGCTTCTTCTGTTGTACCGTAAATTGGTGTGCTTACTGTAGACCAAACACCTAAGTTGTCATTCCATACTTGAACTTTTAAGTTTGCACCTAAGTTTGGTGAAGTAGTTTTTAACCATACACTTCCGCTTGGTTTAATACCGCTTCTTGAAGTTCCTGCTACTGTAACAGTATCAGTTGACTTCCAAGTTGGAACACTTGAGTGTTTAGAAATTTGTGTAGCAACACCTGAATAATAAGTTGCTGTAATTCCTACGTCTGCTTTAATCGAACCACCTGCTAGGTCTTCAATAATAATAGCACCATCATCTGTAGTACCATCAGAACTTGAAGTTCCGTCACTGTAGATTTCTAAAATGCTTGTGCTTGTAACTTTTGCACCAACACCTTGGATTGCCGCACCATTAATTGCTTGTGCAAGTGCCGCTACAGTTGTACCTGATAGTGTTACACTTGTTCCGTTAATATTAATTGCTTGTCCGTTACCTAATGTAGGACCAGAAACTGTACCTTGGATAACTGGCCAACTAGATGCCCAACTGTCTGAAGTAAAAGTTGAATCACTTCCAGTTGCCGCCGCTATATTTGAACTTGTTGTTGACCCAATTTTAACCCAAACATTATCTGCATTTTTGTAATAAACATCGTTTGATGTTCTTGCAGTAACAACAGCGTAATCACCTTTTGCACCTACGCTTGGTTTTGGATCCCCTGAAGAAATATCATTAACAAGTTGTGTAACAGAATTAAGAACTAAAGGAATCTTGTTAGTGAATTTTTGTGTCGATCTATTCCATTCAAATATACCATATAATGAATCGTTTGTATCTAACCAATATGTACCATCTGCTGGCGAACCTGATGGTGCGTCTGAAGAACCAGTTAGTTCTCCTAAATCTGCATCTGCTCTTACAACGTATGCTCTATTTGCTACGCCTAAGAAACTGTATGCTGATTGCAAACCATATTCGTTTAGTTCGTTACCATGCAATGGATTGTTAGATGAATCTGTGTAGAACGTTGGGTTACCAAACGTTTCTGTTAATTCTCTTTGTGATGTAATTAGGTATGGTGTTCCTGCATTCGCTTTTAGCGTTCCTTGTGCAGTTCCTGTACCTGCGCCATTTGGCTTATTTGCGGCAGTTGCTACGATAATCAGAGGTACCGTTGCGGCCGCGGCTGGCGTATAAAAACTTTCGTCAATTACGCTAACTTCAACTCCTGGTGATGTAAGTGCCATCTTGTTACTCCTTTAAATTAAGTTCTTAAACATATTTAGCCATGATAACCAAAAATGCGGTATTATATATAGCGAAAAAGGTATCGAAAAGGGCTGGTAAATACAGTTATGAGTAGACCTTTATGTAAATCATGTAAACGCAGACCTTGTGCTGTAAACTATAAGAAGGGTCGCAAGACCTATTACAGAAGCAAGTGTGAGCAGTGTGCTAGAGGTAGAACACCAAGCACACCTATGTGGTATCAACTAGGTTATCGACAAAAAGACAAGTGTGACAAGTGTGGGTTTACTAGCAAGCACCCTGAACAGTTTGCAGTTTACCATATAGACGGCAAGTTAACAAATTGTAGACATGGTAATCTTAAAACAGTGTGTGCTAACTGTCAAAGGGTGTTACATAAAGAAGGATTTACTTGGAAGCAAGGTGATTTAACACCCGATTTTTAAGAAACTCAACACTGCTATTATTCTCTATAACAGCATCAAACTCTACGTTTGCCCATGCCCACTCTGAAATGTGTACATCAGGGTAATTGTCTTCCATTTTGTGCGATACAACAATACCTTTAGATTCTTTTTGTTTTGCTTTTTGACGCATTTCTGTTTGTGCTGTTTCCCACCACTCTGGATCATCGCCGCGTTTTACACGCCATAGTTGACCACCGATAGAGCGAATCATTTCTGCTTCGTTTTCAAAGCGTACATCAGGAATAACAAAGTTTGAGTCAGGATTTTCAAGCAGTTGTTTCTTAACTAGGCTAACCCATATTCCATCGTAGAATCCATTACGCATACAATCTGTACCAAACAGTTGTAGCACTAATCTAGGTGTAACTGGATTGCCAAGTTCTGTGCTCCAGTAAGGATCTACTTTTTCACGCCAAGCACGTGAGTCATCTGTGTTGCCTTCTAGCATCTCTCGGTCCCAACCAAACACACTAGCAACACCGTCTTTGAGTCTATCAGCAAATGAAATTTTAGTAAAGCCTCGTTGCTCAACTAGAAAGTCAGCAACAGTTCCTTTACCTGAACCAATTAAACCACAAATACCAATTATCATGAAAGATCCTTTATTAAAAGCATCCTTAAATTGTATAGTCATTGTATAGGAAAGTCAAGCAGTTTTTAGCCAATAACAAACGATAATGGTTTAGATCCATCAACGTAGTTTGCCAAATCCATTTCCAGTTTCTCCATTTCGGCTTGTGCGTCTGCTTTGAGAGCATCGCCATTTAGTGAAGTGCCACCTTGCGGTGTTGAAATAGTTGCAAATTTGCTACGTGCTTCACCTAGCATATATTTGCTAACTGCAAGTGTGTAATCCTTTAGCCACTGCCCGGCATATGGATCACTTAGTAATGCAAAATCAGGACGTTGGTTGTAGATTTGCATA